AAATGTACCTGTCCCAGAATATCCATCAGCAGAAATTACCGCACCAGAAAAATCAACTGTGGTTGAAGCCTCAAGTGCCGTATGATCGCTACCAATCGCCATAGCAAAAAGTTCTGTATTTGGATTATTCTCTTTAAATTTATTACACATCCGAGCAGCAATTGAACCAAGGCCAAAATAACCATCCGCTAAATTATCTCTTGAAATAGCCGCTAACGTATCATAAGGAAGTGTTCCTTCGGCTACTTTTTGTCCGATGATAAGCACCTTATGGGGATTCTGAATAAGCCCTTTTAATGCCCTGGAATTATCAATCTCCGCATAAGCATCAGGAACCCGTAATGTATCTGGAATATTATTGAATGATATAGCCATGTTTTAGTCTCCTTTATATCCCTTGACTTCTTTTTTATCTCTAAACTTTCTATGAACTTTCTTTTGGACAATAGATGGGGCACCAATCTTAACGGATTTATCCCTGATACGACGCCTCCAATATCGGCCTTCAGAACCAAGCAATGATAACATTTTTCCTTCTATTGGCAATGGCTCTTTTGTTTTTGGATCACGTACTATTGCTCCTTTATTAGGAATTAAAAATGCTACTTGCATATCTGTCTCCTTAATTAATCCTTAAAAGCATCAAAACGAATTCCAAATCCCTTACCAAATGGACCATCAACATAGAAGTAAAATCAATAACACTTGTCATATCGGGATTGACAATTGATATTGGTAATGCTGTTGTCCCTTTAACCGCTTCTGATTTAATACTTGGACTTAATATCCATTGGGCATATATGGAATCGAACGGTCCTAAATCATCTGCCCCAACATCAACTCCATCATCATCATCAATTCTTGTTTCTGTAAAAAATTCAAATTGATACCATAGATAGGCCCTGTTTAATCCTGCTACCCGCCCACCGGCATATGAAATAAGATTTTCTGTTCCCGGTATTTGCCAGCCCAATATAGCCCTAAATATTTCCGCGCGAACATCATATAATTTATCATAAGCGGTGAGTCCCGATTTATCACTATCAGAAGATCCATTATCCAATGCTACTATCACCCCAAACTGCTCATTGATTTTCTGACTAATACTATTATCTAAAGCATTGGCATTGGCGGTTTCATTTAATTGAACAACAAACGCAGATTCTTTCAATAATGTATATTCAAGAGCCTGTGCTAATTGAGCTGTGCCAAAAACACGATTCTCAAATCGAGTCTCCTCAAGTCTTAATTTTAGGGCAATGGGGCCGATTTTCATATTGTTTTATTTTTTACCGCAACCACCTTTTGTATTTTTACAACCACTGCGGCCTTTGTTTTTTTGACATCCGCCACCACTTCTATCTTTTTTTGGTGTTCCTTTTGGCATTTAATCCTCCAAAAAATAAAAATTCTTATTATTATATATAATATATTTTTACGAAAAAATCAAGTTTTATTTTTATTTGAAAGGTTTCTTAATTAATTCGAAAACGCTCTCTCCAATATCGTCAATAATTTCTTTATGGTGTTTTTCAACTGCCGGTCCCAAAAAGGGTCGAGGTTCCATTTTTTTAGAAGTAAGAAGATGTTCTGGACTAAACATATGTGTTCCTGCCTCAAGATATTCTGCATATGGAGCTCCACCTTCCACCCCAACCTCAATTTCCATTTTTCGGACATCAAACATAATTGATCTAACAAGTTCACCGCTGTCAATTGCAGGTGGATTTCCTGGGGAAGACGCTATATGTGTTTTTTTACCCCTTCTATAATGTTTCCCTGTTTTTGGTGTATTTCTCATTGACATAATTATTGTATTACGAATATCAATTGCCCCTTGTCCAAGTCTTTGGGTTATTGCATCTGGAATTTCATCAACTTTCTTAAATAATTCCCCAGCTATTTTATCCAGTTTCTTATTTAATTTATCAAGCCTTTTGTCTTCGATCATTCTGGCCATCCCGTTCCGCGCTCTTCAATTTCTTCTGCCCCGATCTTCAAATATTCTCTTTGCTCTTTATTATCTGTAACCCCATGAATACGAAATAATCTTCCTTTAACTATCGAACCCCTTTGTAAAAAAAGAAAATAATCAGACTTTAATGGGGCAAGATCTTCTATCGAATCAAACCCCTCTGAAAATCCTTTGGCAAAATCCCGGCCAAGAGACTCCACTGCACTTTTTCTACAAATAAATTCATGTGTTATATTTTCATTGATCTGTTCTCCCCTTACATATTCCGAGCCTCGACCTGCAAATCTTGAGGGCTTGAATCCCATCCATACAGTTAATAAAACATCAAAAGAAAAATCAAATCCACCATTATCATTAGCAATTTGAATTGGCTTTCCTATCTGAACACGTTCTTTAAGTTGTGGTAAAATCCAAGTCATAATTTTGATACCTCATATAAAAACTCATCAAATCTGCCTTTTGTTTTTCCCCAAAAAGGAATTTCATCGGCAAGTTCCCATTCTTTAATAGTACTATGAAATTGTTCTTTTTTAAAGCGATTTTGCGTAAAATTATTTGAATGTCGTATATCTACAACAGGATGTTCTGATTTAAAAGTTTTTACTTTATAATGCCTGACCCCTTCGTATTTTCGCTTTCCAATTGCATGTCCCATGCGTTTGCGAGAATAGCCTTCTTTTTCAACCAAGGCAACAAAATCAGTAAGATGATTTAATAAAGTTTCTTTGTAAGCTACAATATGAGAATTACACCACGAAACATAATGTAGGGCTTGTCCATTTTTTGCATCAACTGCCCACCGATTAAGGTTATAAAATATTTGATCTTTTTTTGGAGGAACAAAATCAAAATGGCTTTGATGATAAAAGACATCGTGTTCGATTAAAAAAATTATATCCGCTGTGCTTGCCTGCAATCCTGCCAAGATTTGTTTATACATACTGGCGGATGTTCGGGGCAAATCCATAACAATATTTTCCCCGAAATCTATTGGATAATGAGAAACAGAAACAATTGGCCAAGTAGGGCATAACTTTTTTAATTGATTTCTACAAACCTGCATTATTCGTTCTTCGCATCTATTATCGGTATAATACACCAATCCCTTTGTTGGTTTATTTATTTTTGATTCATTATGAACCCCTTCCCAATCCGGAACCGGAGCATATTTATTTATAAGCCATTGTAAATCATGCACCGCCAACGGCCATTTATTATTTTTCCAGATATCATTTGAATACTTTCTTGCATTCTGTACTTGCCGTCCCGATTGCTTATAAGGAAAACTAAACCCCTTCCCCGTTCTAAACATATGAGCAAACCAAGTTTTCTTATTTGCCATATGTCGCCCACCAGAAAGTTGTGATTTACAAGCAATTTCTGTTCCAAATTGGCCCCATGATCCGTGCTCTTCATCCAAGCCACCAAGATCAAAAAAACGTTCCCTATGCATAAAAAAACAAGCGCCGATACTACTCATTGTATCTGCAATGTCTTCTTTTGCTTCTGGCCGTTTCCCATATGCCCGCCAATATTGAAATTTCATATTATTATCAAATCTGGCAAAATCAGATCTTCTACTTTTACGACGTTGCCAAATAATAACTTTTTCAAAATCTTTTGTATTATCGCATTTTTCACAACTTGTGGGATCTGCCCCTTGATAAGTTTGATTGCCACATTTATTACATTTCCAATCAAATGCATGAAGATTATACATCCTTGGAATAACCGTCCAATCATATTCGCAGTCTTCCATCAATTTAACATCAAATCCCTTATCAACAGAGCAATGGGCATCTAATTTCATTACAAATTTAGCATTAGATAATTTTGCTGCTTCATTTACTGCCGCCCTCTGCCCTATGGATTCCGAATGATAAATTAATCTAACTCTTGGATGATCTTTTATTGGTGGATCTGCCCATTCTCCATCACAAACAGCAATGATTTCTGTATCGGCTTTAATATTCTCAAGAATATTTTTAATTGTTTTTGCCAAAAATTCTTCGTTTCTTGACGGAATTAAAATACTAAGATCCATTTCTTTCCTCAATTAATAATTATATCTTTTTCTTCCGTTATAATCCAATCATCTCCAGCAATATCCCCCGAAGAAACTATCAAGGGATGAAACTTTTTATCATCCGATCTATAAACCATTAATTTTTCATCTATTATAACCAAACGTGCATTTTTATCTTCCCATTCCAATCGCCTAACATACTTGCCTTCTAATGCTTCTTTCATTGCATCCCCAAAACTCATCTTTGAAAACGTAACTTTATCGATACCTGTTCCTGGACTTTGATTCATATTTCCTCCTATTCCGATTGTGTCGTTTCCCGACATATAAATTTCTATTTCTTTTATGCCAACATACTCAAATAGATCCCTCATTCCATCTGGAAAATATCTATATGTATCTAATGGATGCCGATGTTCCTTGTGCGTATTTGGAACTATGATGCAAATATAGGTCTTAAAATATCGTTTAAGAAATCTCAACCAATCCCAAGGCCGTTTAACGTGTTCCATAGTTTGACCAGAGATTACAATATCATAAACCCCTCTGATATTTTCGTATCCCACTATATCAACATTTTCGCCGGGGATTACATCCATTCCGGTATAATTAAAATCAGGCTCAAAAATATCTCTATAAGTATCTTTCTTTGTCTTCATAATTTGCATAGAACCAACATCAAGAACAGTTGCCTCATTCATCCCAGAAAGATAATTATCTCTAAATTTTTGCATCTCTATCAATGAATTTCTATGCATTTATATTCCAAATTCTCGCTTTAAATCTATTGCTTTTCCCCAATGAGGCAATGATTTCTCCGGAAACACCCCTCTGATTGTACCCGTCATTCTTCTTAAGCTATGGCCAGTCTTAATATTTATAATTGGAAGAGGGGACTCAAAAGGAATCCATCCCGTTTTCCTATTGACAATATCTTTTCTTTCGATAAGTGGAGGTCCAAGAATTTCTTTTATGCGATTAATCAAATATTTTCTTCCTGATATTTGTCCGCACAAACTATATGCTTTTTTTCTATAATGATTCCAACTATACGATGATATCCACAGATTGGTATAACGATATACTGCATTTATATTATCGGGCTTAAAATCAAAATAGCCAGTTGGAGGATAAAGGCAATCTGCTTCTGCCTGAGCAATAAATGGAGTATCTGCCGCTTCGCACCCTATCAAAAGTTGCTTTAATATATTTTCATCAGATGCCCCAATATCACCAACACAAATATTATATCCAAATTCTATCGGCTTTTGCGATACAGATATGAGAGGTAATTCTCCAATCGCCTCAAATAACTTTGCCCTTATTTTCTGTTCAAATTCTTTCTTTTCTTGATTAGATGTATAATAAATTACAGTTATCATGTCTTTACCCAAAACCAAGAAGGAAATGCGGAATTACGGGTTTGCGATTTTATCTCCAATGGCAAATCCGCCTTTTTGTCCGTGATATAAACAGGACGAATCCCATTTGCCTTAACATAATCATCAACGGCCAATCTAACCCTTATTTTATGCCTTTGATCATGATAATAATCATGTCCACTTACAATACCGCCCTTCCTTATCTTTCTGTTCCAAAGAATAATATCGAGCATTGGCATATCATAATCGTGTTCGGCATCTATATATACAAAATCCAACGAACCATCGGGAATTTCTTTAATAGCCTCCTCGCTCAACATTTCTAACCACTGTGCATTTTTACCCTTCATTCTACGATGGGCTCTTCGGCGAGCATTTACAATCCTATTTTCTCCCCTTGCTTTGCGAACATAATCATAATTTTTATATGGATCAACAAGAAACATTTTTATACCAGGAATATTATCAAATATATTTAATGCATTTCTCCCCTCCCATACTCCAATTTCAGCCCCAACTTTAAATCCTAATTCTGCAAAGAGTTTATACATATCAATTCTGGCAACCCCGTCAAGCTTTATATGAGATTCTTTCGGGCAATGGCCGTATTTTTCTTGTATATATTTGCTGGTATCTATTTCTTTTACCCAACTTGGAACAGGAGAAAACCTATCTACCAGCCATCTCAATTTTCTTTTTTGCCCTGGCCATTTATCATTCATCCAAAGATCAGTGGCAAATTCAACAGATTTCTTTTTTTCAGATCTATTACTTATAACATATTCTTTTGGTTTTGACCAATGTGCATACCACGTTTTACGATTAAGCATATATCTTCCACCAGATAACCATGCCTTTAAACAAACCTCTTGGGCCTCTCTGCCCATGCTGCCATAATTAATTTCGTCTAATCCGCCTAAATCTAAAAATCTTTGACGATGCATAAACCAACAAGAACCTTGCGAGGTCATTAAATCTGCAATTCTTTTTCCTTTAACTCTCTTTGAATACTCAGTCCAATTTTTTCCTTTGAGGGTATTTTTTTCAATGTATTGAAAGTCATAAATCTTATTAGTTCTTTCCCATTTATCAACATCAAGCCCATATCTTCTCGGAACTATCGTCCAATCATATTTACAATTCCCGGCCAATTTTATATCAAAATCCTTATCAAAACAACAATGGGCATCACACTTCATTAAATATTTGCCCTTGGCTATTCTTGCAGCGGCATTGATACTTGGCCTCATCCCTTCTGATTCCGAATTATGAATTAAGATAACCCGCTGATCATCTTTAATTATTGGATCAGGCCACCATCCATCTAAAACAACTATAATTTCGATATCTCCGCCTGCGGAATTCAAAAGGCTATCAATTGTCTTTTGAAGGTATGGCTCATTTCTGGCGGGTATTATAACTGATATTTTATCCATTTCTCTCCTTATTTTTTATAGAATCGTACTCAATTAAACGATGAACTAATTTCTGCCATCCATCACTACGATTATGTCCTTTAATCACCCCATTTGCAATTCTGCGGGCATTAATATAAACCCCATAATTATAATTGGCTAATTTATTAGATCCCGTACTATCGTTGTGAATTTTTATTATTAACACTTCTCTCCTTATATATTATAAGAAAAATCTAAAGTTTTTAAAATAATTTTTATTTATTTCCATTTTTTATTTACGACAAAACTAATCACCTCGCTTAATCCACTCCACCCGCCCGGGAAAACAAGATTTCCATGTATAAGATAGGTTCCCGCAACATCCAGATCATCGGCCGCGGTAATATATCTTAAATATCTATCATTATATATACTCGCCGCCCAGGTTACTTCGACCCCATCTTTCAAAACAAGCATTTCATAAGTTGTAGCCTCACTGATATCCTCTTGCATATCTACTATAATTTCAAGACCAACATCCCCTGCATAAATTTTATTTGCCATGATTATATTCTCCGTAAATGCACTCTTGATTCGAGTTCAATATTTTTTGTTAGCGATGAACCTAAATTAATCCCCCTCATTAAACTGGATTCCAATGCTATATTTTTTGCCAATGATGAAAATAAGTATAAAACCTCCACTACCTCTATGCTTGGAGATGGACTTGGAGATATTGAAGGACTTAGACTTAAAGATATGGAAGCAGAAAACGAAGGACTGACACTCGGGCTAATGCTCGCCGAAGGCGATACACTTGCCGAAATACTTGGGCTAAGTGAAGAGGATGGACTAACACTGGCCGAAATTGATAGCGAAATACTCGGCGAAACTGAGGCTGAAATACTTAAACTAATTGATGGGCTCAGGCTTGGGCTCTGAGATGAAGAAATACTTAAACTAATCGAAGGGCTTAAACTTGAACTGATACTCAATGAAATTGATGGAGAAATACTTGAACTAATTGATAAAGAAACTGAAGAAGAAATACTTGGGCTCAAACTCGCCGAAGGCGAAACTGAGGCAGAAATTGAAGCACTTTCTGATGGAGATTCAGAAGCAGATGGAGAAATAGATGCCGAAATTGAAAGAGAAATTGACGGAGACTCAGAGGCGCTTGGACTAACACTTGCGGAAATACTTAATGAAATACTTGCACTCGCCGAAGGCGAAACCGAGGCGGAAATTGAAGCACTTTCTGAAGGAGATTCGGAGGCACTTGGGCTTAAAGAAATTGAAGCTGATATACTTGAACTCGGGCTTACTGATGGACTTATTGATGATGATTCAGAGGCACTTGGAGAAAGGGAAATTGATGCACTACCCCCTGATGGCGAAATTGATGCACTTGGACTTTCAGAAGCAGAAATACTCGGCGATTCGGAAGCTGATGGAGATTGACTTGCTGAAATAGAAGGGCTGATACTTAAACTTATCGAAGAACTTATACTTAAAGAAATACTTGGACTCAAACTCGCCGAAGGCGAAACTGAGGCAGAAATTGACGGGCTGATGCTCAAAGAAATCGAAGGGGATCCCGAAGGAGATTCTGAGGCAGATGGACTAATACTTGCAGAAAGCGATAAAGAAATCGAGGAACTAATTGATAAAGAAATACTCGCCGATGGGCTAATACTCGGGCTGGCAGAAGAACTAATTGATGCACTACCACCTGATGGAGAAATCGAAGAACTCGGACTTACAGATGATGAAACACTTGCTGAAATCGACGATGAAGGAGAAATACTTGGACTAACACTGGCCGAAATTGATAACGAAATACTTGGACTCAAACTCGCCGAAGGCGAAACTGAGGCAGAAATACTTAAAGAAATACTTGGACTCAAACTCGCCGAAGGCGAAACTGAGGCAGAAATACTTAAACTAATTGATGGACTCAAACTCGCCGAAGGCGAAACTGAGGCAGAAATACTTAAAGAAATACTTGGACTCAAACTCGCCGAAGGCGAAACTGAGGCAGAAATACTTAAAGAAATACTTGGACTCAAGCTCGCCGAAGGCGAAACTGAGGCGGAAATACTTAAAGAAATACTTGGACTCAAACTCGCCGAAGGCGAAACTGAGGCAGAAATACTTAAAGAAATACTTGGAGATTCGGAAGCAGAAATACTTAAACTGATTGATGGACTCAAACTCGCCGAAGGCGAAACTGAGGCAGAAATTGATGGACTTATTGATACCGATGCACAAATATTTGTTTCCGCTGTCCCAGAATTACAAGCCCCACGATCCCATGTCCAAATTCCTGCCGGTGGAGTAGAAGGAGAAACACTGGCACTGATTGATGATGATGGAGACACACTTGAACTTATACTCGGTGATTCAGACGCACTTGGGCTTTGAGATGCCGAAATACTGGAACTTTCCGAAGCAGAAATTGAAAAAGATTCGGAAGCACTTGGAGAGGCCGATACCGAAGCCGATATTGAAGGGCTAATCGTTGGAGATTCAGAAGCAGATATCGAAGATGAAATACTTGATGATATACTCAACGATATTGAAGGAGATAAACTCGCCGAAGGCGAAACAGAGGCGGAAATACTTAAACTAATTGATGGACTCAAACTCGCCGAAGGCGATTCGGAGGCTGAAATGCTTAAACTGATTGATGGACTCAAACTCGCCGAAGGCGAAACTGAGGCTGAAATGCTTAAACTGATTGATGGGCTCAAACTCGCCGAAGGCGAAACTGAGGCAGAGATTGAAGCAGAAATCGACAATGATATCGAAAGGCTTTCAGAAGCGCTCGGGCTCGCCGAAATCGAAGCAGAAGCACTTGAACTGATTGAAGATGATGGGCTTATACTTGGGCTTACACTTGCCGAAATAGACGGAGAAATCGAAGATGACGGCGATATAGACGGTGATATAGACGACGATATAGATAAAGAAACAGATGGAGATTGACTTGCTGAAATCGAAGGGCTTTGAGTCGCCGAAGGCGAAGCAGAAATACTTGAGCTCGGCGAAACTGAAGCTGAAATACTTAGAGAAACACTCGGTGATTCTGATGCCGAAGGACTCTGACTTGCGGAAATTGATAAAGAAGCCGAGGCTGAGATCGAAGAACTTGGACTTTCTGAAGCAGATATAGAGGCCGAAAATGAAGGAGAAACTGAAGAACTTGGACTCGGGGTTGAAGAAACCGAAGGCGAAGCACTTGCAGAAATACTTAAACTGATTGATGGACTCAAACTCGCCGAAGGCGAAACTGAGGCAGAAATACTTAAAGAAATACTTGGACTCAAAGATGAACTTGGACTAACACTGGCCGACTGACTGGCTGAAATTGAAGCCGAAATAGAAAGGCTTATACTTGGACTAAGCGAAGATGATGGACTGATGCTCGAGCTCTCTGACGCCGAAATACTCAAAGAAATACTCGATGACGGAGATTCAGAAGCACTTGAGCTTAATGAAATCGAAGCCGATATACTCAGTGATATCGAAGCACTTTCTGATAAACTGACACTTGCCGATGGGCTTTGAGATGCCGAAATTGAAAGAGAAATTGAAGGGCTTTGTGTCGCCGAAGGAGATGCCGAAATAGAGGCAGAAATGCTTGGGCTTTCCGAAGCAGAAATACTTGATGAAATCGAAGGCGAAACCGATGGAGATTCTGAAGGAGAAATCGAAGCCGAAAATGACGACCCTTCCATCTTTATTGTTGCGGCAACAGCATTAACACAAACTTGCGTAGCAGAATTACTATAAACCTGAAATGTATAAGTACTTCCAGGGGTAGCATTTGCTGTATCTAATGCCCATTGAACTTGATACCATTGCTCACCCGAAACGGTATCAGTTACAATAGCAGCATCGGTACATTCGCGACCACTTTCAAGGGCTCCACTACACACAATCGTTGGGCCGGTTAAACCCCTGTCTGTTGCAACAGCATCATTTACAAGAGTTGTATCCTCAGTATAATTAATTTCTGTGACATCTGTAACATCATTAAAGCCTTCGGAATCTTTATCAAATTGAAGTTTTAAAGATGAGGCAAGAAGATCTTTATTACATGCACCATCACGAAACAATAACGTAATGAGAATAAAAGGGTCACCAATTACCCAATTAATAACCGGGGTATTCTCATTTTCTACTTGACCAGATTCATCCCCATGCCAAATCTGAGATGCACCGTGAGTTTCTATGTAATAACTACCCATTTTTTAAAAATACTCTATTGAACATCCAGGGACATTGCCCTTTAAAGGATCAGTAAGACATGTAAAAGGTTTTTGTAATCCAGCGGTACAAATCCACTTATCTCTATCTTTTTTCAAAGCATTACATTTTCCCTCATCATCAGATCCCCAAGGAGTTTGAAGATCAGAAACATCCAAACAACATTCTCCACATTGAACACACCTTGTTTTCTTAATTAATGCTTTTTGTCTTGGAATTTTAATAGCAACCATCTCTTGATCTGCTAAAATCATAATAGTTCTTTTTTTTGTCCAATCAGGCAAAGCCTTGATCAAAGCATCAAATTCTTTTTTCATTTTCTTTCCTTTATAATTTTATGAAACAAATAATATCAACAAATATATATTTCTCTCATCTGTCCATTTTGGTAAATCAAATTCTTTAAGCTTCATCTAATATAGCATTCCCTCCTTCATCTAATATGGCAAAACCCCCTTCATCTTGTATCTCTACCATCGGCGGGCAATCTGGATAATCCGCAATTGCAGCCGTCCAGACAGCACATTCTACGCTGTTATTTACTATTTTAAGCTCCCAGTTAACCCCTACACAAACTAAACTGATCACAAGGTTTCCTGATGTATATTCCCATACACAAGTATTGCCTACTTGTTGAAGTGAATATGTTGTATTATAATTAGAACAATCAATTTCGCAGGTACCCGAAAGTCCAGAAAAGGTAGCCTTATAACAATCCTCGCATGTTGCGCAATCTATTGGACAGCTTGGGCTTGGCGAAACAGACGCGCTTATTGAGGCACTTGGTGTGGCCGAAGGCGATTCGGAGGCAGAAATACTTAAACTAATTGATGGACTCAAACTCGCCGAAGGCGAAACTGAGGCAGAAATACTTAAACTAATTGATGGACTCAAACTCGCCGAAGGCGAAACAGAGGCGGAAATACTTAAACTAATTGATGGACTCAAACTCGCCGAAGGCGATTCGGAGGCTGAAATACTTAAAGAAATACTTGGGCTTGGGGTTGAAGAAGCAGATGGAGAAATAGATGCCGAAAAAGATGATCCTGCCGCCGTATATTCATCAGCACTAACATCCCAAGTGCTCGTTCTTGCATCTCCATCCATATTATCTGAATAAAGAGAACCACCTTCTGGATTATCCGTACCGTTTCCGACAAGTCCACTTCCAACAAGTAAAGTAAAATCTCCATTTTCTGCGTCTTCAAAATCATCAGGCCAATATTGACCGCCACCGCTTTCTGCTACATTATTTGTTCCATCATTATCATCAGAAGCGCAATGATCTATCGTGCCAATCGTTCCAGCAAAATCGGCAGATGCTGTGGTAATATTAAAAACAGCAGTATTATATACAGCAATGGTTCCCGCAACTCCGTTTATCCCTTCCATGCCTTGATGGACTGTGCAATTATAAACGTTGGCAGTATTACAGAGCAAATACATTCCAGAGCAAGAAGCATTATCATCGTTAACCCCTGTAACAACTGTATTCCAAATTGTAAAATTTACATCAGTATCACCACCACGAATACCACGATTACGAAAAGATGCATCAAGATTTGCTTTAACATAGCAATTGCCAATCCAAATTGCATTAGTTGCCCCTGTATTTACGGCATAAATAGGACACTCATAATTTGCGTCAATATCTGCGGTTTCAATTTGAAGATCAATAAGACGAACATGTGAATCATAAAGAGCCAATGCGAAATCATTGGAAACAGTTAATAAATACTTGCCTGTATCTATTCCAGAAATATTAGCCTTATCTGTCGCCGCCGCTTGAATTTGTAAATAATCAGTTGCAGACATAGTCCAGCCATCAACAACAACAGCAGATGTATCATCTGTTACCCCTCTGCACCAGATAATCATATAATCATTAGCAGTATCAAGATTTGTCTCAAGACCAGCTTCGGCAAGGGCAAGTGTTAAATAAGCATTTGCCCATGTCGTACCATCACCATCTCCACCAACAACATCTGTATCTACATATCTTTCAATTAAAGCCATATTATTCTGTCTTTATAATAATATTATTCAAAAAATCATGTGTAGAAAGTTCAAAAGCCCTACCAAAAGCATTAACTAAAGGTTCAAGAAAATCAGGATTTAAAGCAAGTTCTGATCTTTTAACTAATTTTGTTTTTGGTTCATTATTTTCATCAAGGCCATCAGGTATAACCAAATGACCAACTTGCTCTATTCCACTCATTAGCGAAATATTCGGCATTTTCACAATTACAAAACTTCCACCATGTTGAGTATCGGCCACCCTGCCGCTTTCAAACACCCCAACAAAATCACCACGCTGATAACGAGCCTGATACTTACGCAAAAAATCTGGATTTTCTTGGATTCTTTCCTCCAATTCAATAGGGGTCATTGAATCCATCCAGTGATCTTGCCAATAAATCATAAAATCAGCCATTATGTCCTCTTCTTATTATTGCACCGTTAATGTTAAACTACCACCTTCTGTTATTGTTTGGATTCCCCCCATAGATATATTTGGATTACTCGCCCCTCCTGAGTCATATTCATAGGCACCCCTATCCCATGTACCATCATCACCGCGAGTGTTCCCATTCATATCTTCATCATATGGTGACCCTAAAGTCGTTCCCGCCCAACTACCTGGAAAAGATCCGCTTAATGTAAAATCATCACCTGCATAATTATTAAACACAGAAGATGCAATAATTACATCATTCGCTTCACCTAAATTATCATCAGAAGCATTATAATCGTGAGTGACCGCTGAGTCGAAATAAGTGTCACAATCATACCAGACATTATTATAGCAAAGATTATTTGAGCCACTGTCGTTGAAGTTAATTCCGCCACCGGCCCCAGCTCTTCCATTCAACCCTATAAAGGTGTTATTATAAACATCACAGTTGTTTGACGTATCATCGGAGGTGTTACCAATAGCCCGCCCAGTTGCATACACTCCACAAGCTGCGCTCGGTGCGTCTTCCCAAAATAGATTTCCATAAGCATCAATATTGGTATGGGTAGCGTCTAAATAAACAAGAATTCCCGTCCCATTGCAGTCTTTGAAAATATTATATCTAAATTCAATGTTGCTGCAAGCTCCCGGTCCAAGTTGCACAGCCTGCCCATGTGTTTCAAAAAAACTATACGTATTCATTACGTAACAGTATTCAATTATATTATCAGACGATGTGCTAAATAAAATGGCGCAACGTTTCCAATCGTGGATATAACAATACTGTATGGTCATATGATCGCCACCAGTATTGTTGTAAATCCCGTCCTGTGAACTTCCAGCCGCAACACTACACGGATCATCGGCAAATATTTCAGCATGAGCTATCGTTACATAATCAGCACCCCCACCGGAAAGCCGAATAGCTCTTACACTCCCCCCCGTTCCTGTAACCTGGACATGAAAACCATGCCCAGAATTGCCCGAACCTGTAATACCGTCAATTTTCCAATATCCTGTTTCAAAACTGAAAACTCCACCCGATGCAGCAAATATTGCTGTTCCATCACCATATGTACTTGACCACCCATCACTTGGCCCATGTGCGCTTTCGGTTGCCTTATAAATATTTATATAAGCAGAACCTGAATTGGCATCATCAAAAGTTTTTGAACCATACGTTCCGTCCATAATATAGTAGGTATCACCACGAACAAAAGCCGTACCCACCGAAAGAGCATCCCAGCCAAGGGTGTTGTCCCAATCGACTCCTGACTCGGTTCCTGTTCCTGTTGGAGATACGCAATGATCGGCCGCAAAAACATTAAAACTAAAAAATAAACTAAAAAATAAACTAAAAAATAAACTAAAAAATAATTTTTTCATCATGGCCCCCCGTCAATCCATACCCCATGTTGTTCAAGAGTTATCCAATAGGTACCATCTATTGCCATCAAATGAATATAGTCCCCAACTGTCCCCGGAGAATCAATAGAGTCTCCGGCGCCTACTGTTACCCCATTAAGAAGAATGACATCAACTCCATCATCAACATCAATCGTTACAACCTGTGCATAACGAGAATAAACCCAAACATCTAAACCAGCCGCAGCAGGCGGTAAAGTAACATCAAGAACACTATCAGCATTATTAATTATCATAGCATCTCTGGCCTTGGCTGGAGTATCAAGATCAATTGATACGGTTCCTTCAAGAGTAACGCCAGACGAAACTATTGCATCCCCGCTTCCATCTGAAACTAAAGTTCTGGTCGCAGTAAAACCACCAAGCGTTACATTTATTTCCTTTGGAAACATAGTGGCGTGCCATTGATTATCTGTAGTCGTATAAACAAAAATTAAAAGATCACCCGTATCTGCAAGATAATCGTTAGACATTCCTTCAAGCCCTTCGCCCGTAAAATCAAAGGTCGTATTGGCATCGTTTACAATAACGAATATAATCTTCCCATTTGTTAACTCAGTATCGAAATCTGTTATCGTTGTGCCACTTGCATTTGCTGTAATAAACACGGCACCAGCAGATACATCCGGGGTGGCATCTGTACTTGCAAAAGCTGTAGGTGCATCTACTAAATCATCGCAATCGCCAGTATTACAATCAAGAACATCTGTTATGTCCCCTCCACCTGCGGGGATTGCCCAAGTTGCATCGCCACGCCAATAGGTTGTGTTATCCGCATTTGTCCCACTATTAAGATTCGTCACCGGAAGATTACCCGCAGTTTCGTTTGTAGCAAGATCTATTGCGGTTGTAGATGATCCAGAACCAACGAAAAGGCTTGATGTTAGGGTATTTGAAACCTCGAAATCACTTATGCTATTTTCTGGTAAAACTACCTCTGCATCTCCTGTACCATCGGTATTTAGTTGTATAGCCGATGCGGAAGCATTGCCTATTTGTACCCCGTTATTTGATTGTACTTCTATGGCACGAATATCCGTGCCATTAGGATTTTTCTCTACATAAATTGAAGCTCCATTGGGAAGTCGAATAGTCCCATTATCCGCCGGATCTGCTCCAGAATTAACTGTGAGAGTGCTATTGGATTCGTTAAAAAAAGAAGCAGAATTTAAATCAGTTTTAATCGAAGCCCAACTATATCTTTTCTGTGTTCCGGCTGCTCCAAGAGTAGTATCAGAAACATCCCTTAAAAGAAAATCGTCTCCATCAACTATATTAGCGGCAACCAAAGCCCCGTAATCAGACCATTTTCCTCCTGCCCCTTCTGCTTTTTTTAATAATTCCTCAAGAGAATAATCATCTTGTACATTATTTTTCTTTTTTACTTCGAGACCAAGGCATCCTCCTAAAAAGAAAGAAAACATTACCAATAAAACAAATAATTTCTTCATTTCTACATCCTTACATAAAACACAGTTTCCCCTTTTCTTGGGAGTATAATTTGATTAGCCTGAGGTTCAAATAATCTTACCTCAAGATTTTCTGTGATAAAAATGTTTTGATTATGAACGTCACCATTAGAATTTATTAGAGAGCATTCCCCAAAGGCCCAGTTATATGAAAAATTGAGCTCGGCTACCTTTAATTTGACAAAAGCATTAGCAACCAATCCATAATCGTCACAATCAAATAATTGATCTTTAAACGGTTGATTATAAGCATCTGCTTTTTTTAATATTTCGGCAAGTTGCTTTTTTTTATTTTCTTCACTATCTTTTATTTCTGTTGCTTTTAAAAGAGCCATTACAAAAGCTATTTTTTGAGGAGCAATAGATATTAAAATTTCTTTGGCTTGCTCGCCTGGCAACAATATCAATTTCTTATCGAATACCCAGATGTGTTTTAATTGAGAGTATTGTTTTTCGAGGATCTCTCGAACTTTATTCGTGGCAACTATTTTCATTTCTTTTCCTTTTTTAATTTCAACAAACTTACACACTACCGGATCATGGTTCTCGAAGTTCGGAAAAGATCGAATATAGCCTTTGCTTTTGGAGGAGGATCCCTGGAATCTAAAACTCGAGTCTCATATACGGTAGCCGCCCAAAGCATAATTCCATCACGCAAGGGCCTTGGTACATCAGAAACATCATTTCCGTATCCGGCTTTAAACGTGATGCCGAAACCGCCATAATTCCTATCTGTATTAATAGGAGGTGTTACCGATTGTTTTAAAATTAGTTTTCCAGGAATGCTTTCGGTGATGACATAATAATTGGATGAACTATAGGCGGTTTCAACATCATCTTCATCAATTGTAAAAACCCCATCGACCGAAATCAAAGGAGGGCGAGGTAACTCAGTTATTACATCTGGCCAAAAATCCATCAACATTCTGATGGTTTGTTGTATTAGGGCTTTGCCGAGATATTCTTCAGTTGCAACACGAACCGCGGCAATGAATCCTTCAAGAATTATATCTTCAGCATCTGTATCAATTTTGGCAAATATTTTGAATTCATCTAACGTTACTGGTTCAACCCTTGGCTCGACAGTTACTTTCCAAACCCTGTTCCCATCTTTTGGTAGATCCTTGGCTATTAAGCTTCCGGTTTTTTTTGTTAGTTGACCAGTTTCATTATAATAAGGAATCATATATCCCCCTATATTGTTTTTTATAGGGAATTAAAATATTCCCTTATTATTTTTTAAAAGCCGCCCTAATTGCTTCGGCTTCGGTATCCGTCAATCCAGACTGGGCCCTCTTAACATTGATGTCTAATTCATCAGCTATCTTTACAATGTCTTTCCAAGATATTCCAAGCTCATCAGATAGCTGAAAAACCCTTGTGTTTTTTGCTTCCGGTTTACCATCGTCACTGTCTTTAAGATCAGAAATAATTTCTTTGACATCGGATTTTTCGGTTATCTTGCTCATTTCAGAAACAGACAACTCGGATTTTGTTGAAGGAACCTCTTTTATAACGGCTTTCTCCGGAGCTTCCATCGGCCTGCGTGCCCTAACACTTACTGCCGCGCTACAGTTAATAAAAATATCAGCCAACTTTTGATTTATTTCATTATTATCAATCTCATATTCCTGATCTTTTGTAAATTTCTTAGGATGAATTCCATCCATGCAACCATCAATTGTCTGGGTCATTCGAATTCTGCCCATAATTTTAAATCTCCCGCTTTATTAATTTATTATTCGTCTACATCTCCGCCAAAATCAATGATTGACCATATATCGTCAGTAAAGCATTTTAGATGTACCCAAGCATCGCTTGCGGCAGAAGTATACATTTCCCAGCCACTTATTGACTTTCCTTCAGAAGCAAGAATAAGGCAATCAGCACCAGAAATAGAAATGTCTATTTGTGTAGCATGATTTGTAAATGTACCAGTGAGATCGCCCACCAACATTAACATAATATCTGCCCCAACAGAACAAGGGCCAAGGCGCATTGAACCACTTCCTACTACGGTACTTCCTACCATAATAACAGTGCCATAACTGAAAGGTAATTCCGCAACAGAAAGATAATCAGTGCCACCAGCCCGTATTATTGCAGTAGGCTTTCGAAATGACCCGCCAGATTCTACCCTGCCCATTCCGCCGGAACCAAAGACAATGGCCTCGCCTCCCCTTTCTTGATAAACTTTAGTTTGATATGTCTCATCCTGAGCCATAATAATAATCCTCCTATTTATTAACTGGTAATACTCGGTGATTCATCTATAATTGACCATACCC